ATGATTAGAGAAGAAATCGTAAAAGCGTTTTTAAAAACTGTTAACGAAATAGCTCCTGAAAAGGAAGATGAATACATAGAAGAAAGTTTTGAAACCACAAAAAATAGCCAGGCCTCATAACTGGGGGTGGCTATTTTTTTGTCTTATTATGATGTTCTTCTAAAGTTTTAGTTATTGCAAGCATTTGTTGTAATACGATTTCTTGTTGATCGTCCGGCAATTTATCTAAACGTTCCATAATTTCTTTGAATTTACTGTAAGTGCTTATATCTAAATCAGCTTCTTCACTACGTCCAAGAAGGAAATCTGTTGTTACTTGTAAAGTATCTGCTAATTTTGTAATCATGTCATGTGGTGGAAAGCGTTCTTCTGATTCATAGTACCCTATTACACGAGAAGAAGCTCCTACTTTTTCACCAAGATTTTGTTGAGTCCATCCACGATTTTTTCTAAGATTTTTAATTTTATTCCCTATACCTATCATTAAAATCCACCTCGCCGATTTATAAGATTGAACTATTTGTTCACTTTAAATAAAATCTTAGCACATAATGTTCGAAAAGTCATTGACAAAGAACAAAATGTTCGATAATATAAAAACGAACAAAGAGTTCGTTGCAAGAAAGGTGGTAAACATGAAACATTCAATCCTTTATAAAGAATTAGCTAAACATTGTGGTGTTACAGAACGATACATAAGGATGATAGACAGCAAAGAAAGAAACCCTTCAATGGAAACAGCTAAAAAAATATCAGATTACTTAGGAGAATCCATTGAGGATGTTTTTTTTAAAGATGGATCGAACAAAAAGTTCTTTTTATCAAAATATAAATCAAAAATAATAAATCAAAATAAGGAGGTTTCATGAAAATGAATCAATTACAAGTTGTTCAGCATCCAGTAAGTGAGTTTGTTTTTATGGAGGGAAACAAAGTAATAACAGACAGCTTAGCAATGTCCCAAATGTTTGGGAAGGAACATAAGAATGTAATTCGAGACATTGAGATTCAACTAGAAAAATTAGTTGAAGCGAATGAAACGGATTGGGGTCAGCTCAACTTTGAGCATACCCAATACCAACATTATCAAAACAAACAATGGTATCCAAAGTTCAATCTTACAGAAGATGCATTTGCAATTGTTGCAATGAGCTACATAACACCAGAGGCAATGAAAATGAAAATCAGGTTCTTACAAGAGTTCAAACGAATGAAAGAATACATTCAAAAACAGCAGCAACCATCAGTCGAAGATTCAATTATTTACAGCATGACTGAATTAAAACAAATCAAATCACGCCAAGATCATACGGAAGAAGAAATGAACAAAATGAAACTTTTAGTAGATAACGAACTATGGCTTACTGAGCAACACAAAGGAGCTGTGCAGCATAAAGTAAAACAACGTGTTTTTGAACTTAAAAAAGAAGGTTATGATAATGCATCATATCAAGGAATCTATGGCGCACTAAAAAGACATTTTGGTGTAGCAAAATACGATAAGATTCCACGTAAATATTATCAAAATGCTATGCGATTTATCGCAGGGTGGTATCCACCCAAAAGACCCAATGCATTGGATGATTATGTTTCTTAATAGATAAAATTAAAATTTTATAAAAAGAAAGGGAGATATAAGAAATGAAGAATTCAACAGTTCAAATAGCGTTGGCAATTACAAAGTTTTCAGCTCAAAAGGGATGGAGGGATGAAGAATTTTGGGAGGCTATTGAGTTACTTCGCTTCAATAAAGAAGATGAAAGGCAAACAACTGTAGAAAAACTAGATAGCATTTCGGTCACTAATGATAGTGCAAGCGATTATCCGATTATGTTAAATGTAACACACGTAGAAGAAATATTAGGAGTGGCAAAAAGAACAGCTTACGACATTATGGATCAAAAGGGTTTTCCTTTAGTGAAACTGGGGAGAAGGAAAGTAGTTCCAAGGGATGCATTCTTTAATTGGCTAGAAAAGGAGGTGTCTGCATGATAGAAGATCCAATAGCTGTATCAGTGTTTGGGCTACTAATTACTTGTATTGCTTGGTTAGGATACATTACTTATGATCCAATAAAACAATGGGCTTGGAGTGAAGTAGAACAAAATAAAAAGACCCATAGCAGTGGGTCCTTAAGAAAAAACAAGTTGTTATAAGTATACCACGGAAAGTAGGGAAATAGTACATGGATTTAATTGAATATCAAGTGCTATTACCTAATAAGTTCTGGGACTTAGCAAAAAACAAAGATGAATTAAAGAAAATGATTGAACAGTATTTCAGTGTTGGATATCCAAATTATGAAATTCAACGAATCATAAAAAGTGGACAAGCATATGTGGCAGTTTGTACAAGGAGGTAATTACAGTGTCAGAAGTTAAATGGATAAAGCTTTCAACAAGTATGTTTGAGGATGAAAAAATACGTTTAATCGAAAGCATGCCTGAAGCTGATACCTTACTAATTATATGGATTAGATTATTAGCGCAAGCCGGAAAAACAAATGCGAGTGGGTATATTTTTCTTAGTAAAAACATTCCTTACTCAGATGAAATGCTCGCAACTCTATTCAATAGACCGATTGCAACAGTAAGATTGGCGCTTCAAACATTTCAACAATTCGGAATGATTGAGATAACAGATGATCAGTACATTTGTATTTCGAATTGGGAGAAGCACCAGAATGTTGATGGTCTAGAACGCGTGAAACAATTAAATGCAGAACGGAATAAAAAATACCGTGAGCGTAAGAAACAGCAGCAATTAACACTAGAAAACAAGGGGAATGAAAGTGACGTTCGCATGACGTCACGTGATGGTACAGATATAGAAGAAGATAAAGAATTAGATAAAGATAAAGAATTAGAAATAATTAATACATCTTCTTCTGACGAATCAGATACAAAAGCATCAATTCCTTATCAAGAAATCCTAAGTTACTTAAATGAAAAAGCAGATAAAAACTTTAATCATAAAGCCGAGAGTCACAAAAAACTAATTAGAGCGAGATGGAATGAAGGTTATACAGTTGAAAACTTTAAAACCGTCATTGATAACAAGGTATCACAATGGTTTGGAAAGTTTGATAAAGAAGGGAAACCTCTTGATCAATATCTAAGACCAAGTACATTATTTGCTCTAAAACATTTTGATAATTATTTGAACGAAACAGTAAAAGGAGAGAATTCAAATGCAAGCTCTAAAAAGCACAAAAACAATGAATTCATTCAAAAATACGACTTCTCAAAACGCTAGTCAAAGATATGTACTTTCACCAAATAGATGCAAGAATGTCTTTTTAGTAGGGAAAGAAAAATTTAAAGATGTTTGCAGTAAACGCATGTTGATAGATACAGAAACAAATGAGGAGTTTTGCCCTCAATGTAGGTCGGTAGAAAAAGAAGATCAGAAATTAGCTATAGAGACACTAGCTATAAAAAAGAAAAATGAAATCATTCATTTATATGATTCATTTTCTGATAACAGCTTAATAAATGACAAACTCAAGAAAGCTACATTTGAAAATTATGTACCAACTAAAAAAGAATTGGCTGATGCAAAAGAAACGATTATGGATTTTGTTAATTCATTCAATAGAGAAGAACCAACAAGCATGATAATAACGGGTGATTACGGAGTAGGGAAAAGCCATTTGTGTGTGGCAGCCACTAAAGAACTTATGAAAAAGGGTCACAGTGCAATGTTTATTCAAATGAATAAGCTCTTTACCAAAATTAAATCCACTTGGAATAAAAACAGTGAAATGACAGAGGACAAGCTTATGTCTCTTCTAGCAAAAGTTGATGTCTTAATTATCGATGACTTTGGAGCGGAATTTACGGAGAAAGATAAAGAAGGCGTTACTTGGAAACAAACGAAGACAAATGAAATTGTAGACAGCCGTATAGGTAAAAGTACTTTATTCACTACTAATTTTACAATCGGTGAATTAGCAGGAATGTATGGAGAACGTGATTTTAGTCGAATGATGGAAAACGCTGAAATGTTAGAAATGCATGGGGATAATTATAGATTACGCAATTTCAAAAAGGGGGAATAAACATGTGTGCATTATGCCGTAATACAGGAATTATTCGAAAAGAAATTTATCCAGGTGTAGGTCTAACGGAAGGTTGTAATTGTGAAGTAGCAAAGCAACAGCAGCAAGAAAACGATAAGCGCTGGGAAGCATGGTTAATAAAATTCGAGTCAATGAAACAAGAGTTGCAACGTAATCAACAACAAAAAGTAAGTTAACAAGGGGGAGCAAGTTATGAAAAACACAGGTGTTGCAAGAAAAGTGGACGAGCTAGGACGTGTAGTAATTCCGGTAGAGTTACGCAGAACTTTGGGGATTGCTGAAGGTACAGCACTAGACTTTCAGGTTGATGGGGAAAACATCGTTTTAAGAAAACATGAAAAGTCATGCTTAGTAACAGGTCAAGTTTCCGAATCAAACATAGAATTGCTGGACGGGCGAATGTTTTTGAGCAGAGAAGGCGCAAGGGAATTGCTGGACATTCTTCAAAAGAGTGAGAAAGCTCATGCCTAAACAATTGAACATTTTCGATGTAGAGCCAGCAATTTGCGAGTTCGATGTAATGAAAGCAAATGTAAAGAAAGGAACTGGACGCGTTACATTTGCAGATGTACGTGTCCAAGTTCCAAGAAATGCAAAGGGTACGGATGAATTACCACGCACAACTAAACAAGATGATCGCTATGACATCTTTGAACAATATACAATGGCGATTTGGAGATTTCAAAGAGCTGTAGATAAGCTTTTTAATTGGGAAACAGCGGAAGAATTGTGTAAGGCGGCAAGGGATAAAAAAGAAATAATACCAGTACGGATTTATTTAGGAAGTGGATTTAAACCTGATGTTGTCGAGTACATGCGGTAGTAAGAGGGAGATAGACATATGAAAAAAATAGAAATTGATGTTAGTAGCAACAAACTTTTAATAGTGAAGGACGGAAATGTAACGGCAGTAAATCCACCAATGAGCGGATTTGGTGAGCAAGTAGCTGTTTGGGTAAACGGTAAAGTTGATCGTGTGGATACTAAGTTTACTGAAAAGATAAAATAATTCTTTTTATGTAAGGAGTGTACCAAATGAACGAATTAAATATTCGTGTGGTATTGGAAGAAGTGAATTTCCTTTGGGACTTAAGAAAGGTATTTCACTTTCGTGAGCTATGGAATAGTAACTGTAGTTTTGCTGAGATTGTAAAAGAACTTAAAAGAAAACCAATTGAAATTGCGGTTCTCATTTTAGATCAAGTGGATAAGTACAAAATTCATAAACGCTCTATTGGATTAGGGAAAATTGGCAGCGAAAAAGTACGTTTTAAATCAAAAAGTAAGTTACCTCCATATGTATATATCACTTTAGAAGAAATGGACTTTTTCTGGAAAGAGAAAGATATAGAACGTTTCAAGGATTTATGGATGAAGCGGTTCAGTATTGAAGATATAGCAAACAGGCTAGGAAGGCATCAAATTGAATTAGCAGCGTTAATATTGGATCAGTTTGGTTTAGAGTACATGCTTAATAGTTTGGTAAAAACAGAAAAACGGGTTTCTTAATTAAATTATTGAAGGAGCGGGTAAAAATGAAAGCAATGGAAAACGGTGTATATGCAACAACTAAATTAGTTAGTGAATCAAAGGGTGGACAAGCTGTAATGAATATCAATCAAATTTGTGAATTAGATCAATATCAAGAAGCGGCATTACGTACATGGAATACAAATAACGATTTCGGTGGACGTGTTTTAAATGCAGCATTAGGGCTTACGGGCGAAGCTGGTGAAGTTGCTGATATTGTAAAAAAAGCTATTTTCCATGGTCATGGATTTGATCCGGCTCATTGTCCAGGAGAAGAAGACGGGAACACACATAAAATCGCTTTAGAGCTAGGTGACATCTTGTACTACATTTCAATCATGTCTCACGAAATGGGATATACCTTAGAAGATATCGCTCAAATGAATATATCTAAATTAGCAACAAGATACCCAGAAGGATTTAGCCGAGAAGCTAGTCAAGCGCGTGTTGATGTGAAGTAAGACTAAATTTGAATTTTATAAGAAAGGAAGGCTCACATGATTAAGCCAAAGTACGAAGATGGCAAAGAACACATACATGTATTGAGTTTTGGCGGCGGTACACAGTCAACGGCTTTGGCTTTGTATTCACTGGAACATGGAATAAATGGAGTTAAACCGGATTACATCATATTTAGCGATACTGGTTGGGAACCGCAAAGTATTTATGATTGGATCGATAAGGTGAATGCGTACATTAAAGAACGGTATGGAAAAGAAATCATCATTGTTAAAAACAAAAACATTCGTGATGACATTCTAAGAGGTGCAGATACAGGTGCAAGGTTTGCAAGTATGCCATTCTTTACGAAAGCGGCAGACGGTCAAAAAGGAATGGTAATGCGTCAATGTACACAAGAATACAAAATACAACCGGTCAATCAAACAATAAGAGAAGTATTGGGGTACAAACCACGCCAGAAAGTAAAAGAGATGGTGCATGTGTGGAAGGGAATTAGTATTGATGAGATCCAAAGAGTAAAACCAATACAGTTAGGATGGCAAGAAGCAGAGCATCCACTGGTTGATGATTTATGGTGGGATAGGCTGAAATGCATCCACTATGTAGAATCGACTGGATTAGGAACGCCAGCAAAGAGTAGTTGTATCGGTTGCCCATTCCATGACAATAACATGTGGCGTGATTTGAAGATTAATGATCCGGAAGCATTCGCAGATGCAGTTTACATTGATAAGAAGATTAGGAATCTAGGAAAAATGGATGGAGAGTGCTACTTACATAGAAGTTGTCTTCCTTTAGATGAAATAGATTTCGCTGTAAATCAGATGGATATATTCGAAATGTTAGGTGAGTGCGAGGGAATGTGTGGAGTTTAAAACCAAACAAAAGCGTTATTCGATTATAAAAAGGGGGAAATGCAAAGTGGAATACGTCGAAAAAGCAACTAAAGATATTAGAGAGAATTGGTTTGTCGATCATGTAGCTGAAATTCAAGGTGAAGAAGGATTGCAGGTTATTTATTGGGGCGAACCTGGAACGGGAAGTTATCGCACTAAATTTGTTCTTTCTGGATATAACGTGTTTATTTCTGGTGATATCGGTGAAGCGGTGTACAACCTTACGTGTCCAGCAACATTGGAAAACATTAAAGGGTTTAATTTAGGATACTTTACAGAAAAGTTAACAGCATTTTGTGAGGAACGTTGGAATTTCGATGAAGAAAAGGCAAAAAGGGAACTTGATGAATATTGGAAAGAATACGATATAAACGAAACAACAGAAGACGGACGGGAAGTATATGACAGTATTATTTCAGCAATTGATGAGAGTACATCTATAGAAGGTTACCATTTTTGGTTAAGTGACGTTTATCATAGCAGCTCATTAGATTCCGACACGTTGGAAGACATTTGGAACTTTGGCAAAAGGTTGCCGCGTCGTTTAATTGGTTACTGGTTAGGATTGCAAATGGCAATTGAACAATTAGAGAAAAGCAAACCTGCAGCAGAAGTAGTGACTTTATAACAAAATAGTTATTTTGGAGGGAAATAGATATGATGAAAGTTTTTAAAATGAATGATTGCGATTGGGTTTGTGCTGAAAATGAAGAACAAGCAAAAGCGTATTACAAGAAAGAATGTGGGGTTGATGATGAGGATATAAACGAAGGGTTCGTTGGGGAAGTTAGTTTGCAAGAAGTTACGTATGTAGACATAGATGAGTTGCCAGAAAGTGAAAAGGACAATTTCCAATGCGGAAGACCACTTGGAGATTCGATTGTAGTCCGCAAGACATTTGAATGGGTAATTAAAAATGACAACATTACAAGCCCATGCATTATAGCTTCAACAGAATACTAAACAAAATCTTTATTCAAAAAGGAGACGGAAGTCATGAGAGAACGTGAAAATTGGGATGTATTATGTGAGGTTTGTGATAAAACGATTGAACGTGGAGTAGCAACAGAATCTGGCGATAATTATTGTGACTCATGCTATGACAAGTTGGCGTATGGAAACAAAGATCAATAAATTTAAACAAAATCCTTATTTAGTACATCAAGGTAGTCAGCGCAATTAACTAACGGTTTGTTGAAAAAAAGAAGCCCTGCAAATGTTGCAGAGCTTAACAGGATTGAGTTATGTCGTACTTACAAGAAATTTTAACATGAATTTCGTGGTAAATAAATTGGTAAATGTGTCCAAGTAGTTTAGAGCTATTATTTTAAACAAAAACGCTATTTAGCAAGGGTTCAAATATATGAAGAGAGGACCAACTAAGAATAGCAGGTCCTCTCCAATATGGCATAGTACTTCCGAGAAAGAAGAACATTAAGTGTGTAAATAATCTTATTAAACGAAAGAGCATGGGAGTGTTTCGCTTAAAAGAGTTTACCTCACAAAGAAATATTAACACAGGTTTATCGGTGGATATGTGACTTAAATCATAGAATTAATAAAAACTTCATTTTAAACAACAAAGCAGCTAGCTGAAATAGCTAACTGCTCGATTGTACGATTTTAGAAGTAGCATAGGATACAACTATAGTATAAACGGATACCGAAATATTATGCAGGAAAGGAAACTAAACTAAATAAAAATTTCATTTTGTAGAAAAGGGGAATGGATATGGAAACATCCCTTCAAACAATTAAAGATAAATGTGATGCAGCAGTCGAAAAGGCATACACAAGTAATCCTTTAGTAATGTTAAAGACTGATACAATCTATTGGTTACTAAATCAAGTAGAAGAAAATGAGAAACGAAAAGGTATTATTCAAGTTAGCTACCATGAATATAGCGAGCTGGAAAAGAAACGAAGAAAGACACTTGAGGAAAATGAGTTCCTAAAAGATGATATCCACGTTAGGAATGAGCGTATTGAGGAACTTGAAAAAGAGTTGCACGAATTAAAAAAAGCAGCTAGCAAAAGCTAACTGCTCAGGTTAAGAAATGGGTTGTCTACAGTATTGACGGAATATTGAGTTTTATTCAGGGGAGGAAGAGGAAAATGTTAATTAAACCAGATAAACAGCAATTATCACGGTTTTGGATACCGATTGATTTAGGTTATGCTCGCACTCTAGAAATGGTGGAAGGTTCATATATAGGGGAGCACAATGGAGTACATTTAGTAACTCATTTTAACGAGAAAATTTGTATGCATGTCGTATCTGAATTGACTACTGGTTATGGGATAGCGAACTCATTTAAAAAGTGGTTTGCAATTGAGAAAGCAAAATGCAGAATTGATACGAATAAAGAACATGTTGATCTATGGATAAAAGGAACTAATGCAAAGTATGGAGAGCTAAATGAATTAATTTCAACAAAATAATCCTTTTATAGCGAAAGTAAACTGAATATAGTCCGGCTAGAAAACTAGAGGACACCAATTTTTAGAGCAGCAATAAAGCTGTTTTAAGAAATGGTGTCCTCTTTATTTTTGAAAGGGGATATGGGGAATGAAGGTATTAAAAGATCAATTACGTGAATGGAAAAAGCAATCAAAACAAGCTAAGAAGAAAAATAAGAAAAAAAGAAAAGAGAAATTAAGCACTCGTGAAATTGAGGATTTGATGGGGATGCATAGACCTTGTTATGAGCGTAGGCGTGGAGCATTAAGACAAAAGTAAAAAAATAAAAAGGAGTGGTCTTACATGACTATACAATTATCTTTCTTACCAAAAATCGATAGAGCAGCAACTCAGAAAAAATTAGAAGGTGTTCTCGAAAATGTACGTTTATATAGACAGTTTGGAATGATGCGTGAAGAAATGAAAGTCACTCCTTCTTATGAAATTAGATATCACGGACCTACAAATGATGTAGGAAAGCCATTAGAAGATGTAGCGATGGCTAATATACAACAAAGTGAACGAGAAGAGTGGATTAAGAAAATGTCATTTCGTATCGATCAGTTTTTAAATCGTTTAGGTAATAGCAATGCCGGAAGAATTCAAAGAGATATTATTAGTAAACGTTATTTAGAAGAAGAGGATGTATGCGATTATATGATTTATAACGAAATCGGAATGACTGAACGTACATATCGCCGTTGGAAGTCCAGGGCGTTTTATAATTTAGCTTTTGCTCTTAGATTAGAAGTTTACGAGACAGAAGAAACTGGAGGGATTGAATAATGAATTTTGTCCAGCCAATACGTGATCCAGATCAAATACAACAAATTAAAGAGTATTTAAGAGAAAAGAACGAACGGAATTATATCTTGTTTGTAATGGGAATTAATACAGGTCTACGTATTAGTGACATTCTAAAACTGAAGATTGGAGATTTAAAAGGAAGTCATATCTCAATGCGTGAAATGAAGACAGGTAAGCAGAAACGAATTCAGATTACTGCAGCATTAAGAAGAGAATTGAAATGGTATATCGAAGAGATGGAAGATCATGAATATCTAATCAAGAGCAGACAAGGAAAGAATCGACCAATAGGAAGAAGTATGGCATATAAAATACTTAGTACCACAGCAGCAGAGTTTGGCTTAGATGAGATTGGAACACATACACTACGTAAAACATTCGGATACCATATGTACATGCAGACAAAGAATATAGCCTTGCTAATGGAAATATTTAATCATTCAAGTCAACGAGTAACATTACGATATATAGGAGTAAACCAAGATGCAATGGACAAAGCAATGACTAGGTTTAAAATCTAATCATTGCTTTTTTCTTTTTAATTTTATACAGTTACTCATTTTTATTGTGTTGTGTAACTCAAAAGAGGAAGTGTTATGAAGCTATGAATATCAAGGGCTGTAGCGTTTGGCTTAGTTACACAAAATAGAACATATGGATAACTCATTGAGATAAAGTACATATAAGTGAAGAATTAAAATAAGTGGCAGAGTCATGACCGCTTTTTGGCAGGAAATGTGCCGGTTGTTTTGGAATTAACGTGTTATATTTGTATTGTGAGAAGTGGCGGAAAACACAACTCACTATGTCATTTCTAAAATTCTAAACGGTTCATAATGACGGCACATAAAATCCGAAACCAGCAGATGGTACTGATTGGATGATACCGTTATTAAGGAGAGCTTTTGCTCTTCTTCCAGTTACTTAATAGTGTTGGGGCAGATCGGTGTAGCAACATTAGGTGATTGGAAGAAGGATAAAACTTCACGTACCACATTCTATTGTTCAAATAATTTCTAATGCTTTCATGAAATTAAAAACAATAGAAAAAGGTGAGATAACAGATGTTGAATCAAGTATTTAATATGGATTGTTTAGAAGGTATGAAGCTGATTCCAGATAAAAGTGTCGATATGATTTTATGCGATCTACCTTATGGGACGACAGCATGTAAGTGGGATAGCATTATTCCTTTTGATTTATTATGGCAGCAGTACGAAAGAATTATAAAAGATAATGGAGCTATTCTATTAACGGCAAGTCAGCCATTTACAACAAAGGTAATTGCTTCAAACATAAAGTTATTTCGTTATGAGTGGATCTGGAAGAAAGGGAATCATACAACCGGATTTCCAAACGCTAATCGAATGCCTTTAAAGAATCATGAAAATGTTCTGGTATTTTATAAAAAGTTACCTAAGTATTATCCGCAAGATTTAGTTTTGCTAGATAAGCCAATTACAAAGAAAGTATTTAAGAATATGAGGGTATTTGGAAAGAAAGGTAATGAGTCGTTAAATAAGGTTCACGTTAAAAAATATACGAATTATCCAAGGTCAATTATTGATTTCCCAAGAGATAGCAAGACGCTTCATCCGACACAAAAGCCAGTAGCCTTATTTGAATACCTAATCAAGACTTATACAAAAGAAGGTGAAACGGTATTAGACAATTGTATGGGTAGTTTTACAACTGCTATAGCATGTATTAATACTAATCGTAATTACATTGGTTTTGAGATGGAAGAAGAGTATTGGAAATTAGGTAATGAAAGAGTTAATAAACATATTGAATCATTAAAGCACTCTTAATGGGTGCTTTTTATTATGCAAAGAAAAAAGCCCTAGATAGGGCTATATGATTTTCTTCATACCGCATTGACGGCATTCTCTTAAGAAGATGAAATCTTTAACGGAACTCTTGAACGCGGTATTGTCACAATTATCACAGCGACCGCTAATCTTATCAGGGTGCTCTGTGTATGTGTATATCTTGCTTAAATCGTACTCTTGTTTAGGTTCTTTATTTTCCATTAGTTTCACCTACATATCAATCTGAATTAATATAGCTTAAATATAATAACACGAGCATTCACATAGTGGGTGCTTTTTATTTTGGAGGAGGATGAATGATGAGTGAACAGAAAAGCGTATTATCATTAAATGTAGAAGTTGATACAAAGGAAGCGAATGAAAATATTAAAGAATTAACTACTGCGGTTAATGAATGTGTGGAAGCATTTGAGAAGTTGGAAAAGGTTATAGATAAGTTTACAAAACAAAGTGAAACAGTTGAATTATATTGTGATGGTAAATTATTAGCGCACTCCTTAGTTAAACATACAGCTGATAATATCAAGGTATCAGCGAATGTTATCAAAGGAGTGAGATAGAATGCTATGGTTATTAGCTTATCTTATTGTAGGCATGATATATGTTTCTTTTGGAATGCACTCAACTGTACGTAAGATGTTGAAAGATAATGAGGGTGATTCGAATCAAGAGATGATTGCTATTGTAGTAATGTTATTTCTTATTTGCATCTTCACACCTGTTTGGCCAGCGTTAGTAACAATGAAGATTGCTGGTATGTTTTATAAAAGGAAAATTAAGGAGTGAGGATAGATGAATCAAGAGAATACCGATTTAATTCATCTTGAGAGGTTGTTAAATGGACTAAAAGAAGATAAAAAACAAGAGTTGTGGATTGTCGGAAATAATTTGAAGCACGCGGAAGGAATTTGGAAAAGAATACAATACCATCTTGAAACAAAACATGTAGTACCTAGGTTAATATCTAATAGTTCATTTTCTCTTGATGGTTTGAATCCAATGAATGCACGTATAATTTTGTTAGATAGATGGTGGCAAAACAAAAATGCTGTGAATCTCTTAAAACATTTTATCCCTTTAGCAAGACAATGTCGTCAAATCAATAACATTTAAATACAAATCTGATCAAGGAGTGAGGATAGATGCAAGTCTATTGTTCTAACTGTAATAAAGATTATGATATGCAACCGCAAGTAACACAACTTCCTAATCGAATTGAGAAATGTTTCTATATTTGTCCTCACTGTAATCGTGAACATGTGGCTGCATATGTGAACGATAAAATTCGTAAGCATCAAGCTGACATTGCTAAGTATCATGAACGGATTAATAAAAAGAATATAGCTATTGAAGATGAAATGAAGCGATTGAGGAAGAGGATGGGAGGTAGTTAATATGAAAGAAGTTCTATCTAAGTTTTCAACAAAGGAACTGATTGAAGCTTTAAAACTAAAGGAAGATGTACAGATTACAGAGACAGGTGAAGATGCATACAAAGTAAGTATAGACTTACTGAAAGTAAAGAAGCATGTGGTAGTAATAAATAACTGCAATCCTAAATTAATAGAACATCAAAGAAGAGTTTCAGAAGGTCTAAAACTTAAGCGAGATAAACAATGTGATCGGTTATTTGTAAGTCTTGATAATGGAACAGATAGTAAAGTAGTCGAGGTAAAGCCATTATTCGAACAAGACCTGCATAAGGTAAGCGATACACATGCCAAGTAAACCATTCAAACCCTGCAAGTCATTAGGTTGCAATGAACTAACACGGGATACGTATTGTATTAATCACCAAGATAAAGTACAGGATACCACAAGATACTATGACAAACATATACGAAACAAAAGCTCGCGCTCCTTCTACAACTCAAGATTGTGGAAGGATATGCGTGGGTTTATTTATCGTAGAGATCATGGACTATGTGTTCAATGTAGAAGCAATGACATCATTAAGATAGGTGATGTAGTCGATCATATCATTCCCATTCGTGTTGATTGGTCAAAGCGGTTAGAACCAACGAATTTACAGACTTTATGCCATGCTTGCCACAATAAGAAAACTAAAGAAGATGAAAAGAAAAATAAAAAAATAATTTAAAACAAAAAAATTACAAACAGCCCCCCACCATGAAAAAGCAAAAGGCGAATCTCTGGAGACCGCCGCCTAGCTTTCCGTACAAAAAGTTCGTTTTATTCCATAAAAGGGGGTTCTGCTGAGGGAGGTGGTTCTCATAGGAAGAAAAGCGAAACCGATTCATCTACATTTATTAGAAGGAAATACAAATCGACTAACAAAAGAAGAAATCGATCAAAGGTTAGCGGCCGAAAAGAAGTTACAAGCAAAAAAGGATAAAGTAAAACCGCCAACATGGTTAGATTCAGCTGCTAAGAGAGAGTTCAAACGAATTGCAGGTGAATTATTGGAGTTGGATGTTATTACTAACATAGATGTAAATGCACTGGCAACTTATTGTGATGCTTTTTCTGACTATGTTGAATGCACCAAGATTATTCGAGAAGAAGGACTACTTGTTGAATATACCAACAAGGCGGCTGAAACTAATAAAGTGCCACATCCACTACTTACAAAGAAGAAGCAATTACATGAACAGATGAAGGCTTTGGCTGTTGAGTTTGGTCTTACACCAAGTGCAAGAGCAAAAATTGTCATTCCAAATATAAAACAAGGTCCAAAAACTAAAGTAGAAAAGGAGTTTGACGTATAACATGATCAGACAATGGATGTTGGACTATTGTGATGATGTACTAAGTGGTGAGGTCATTGCTTGTCAGAAACACAAGCAAGCTTGCAAACGATTTTTAAGAGATATTGAGTGTGAAGGTTCTGAAGATTTTCCTTACGTTTTCAATGAAGAAAAGGCACTTCGTTTTTTAAAATGGATGTCTTTATTTAAACATACAAAAGGAAAACTGGCTGGACAAAGGATCGAACCGCATTCTATACAAATCTTTGTTTTTAGCAATATTTATGGATGGGTTCATAGAAATACGGGATTACGTAGATTTAAAAAAGCTTATTGGCAAGTGGGGCGTAAAAATGCAAAGTCACAATCTTTAGCGTGTGTTGGCTCATATGAAGCAATGGCCTTTGGTGAGAATATGTCTGAAGTATATGTAGGCGCCACAAAAACAGAGCAAAGTAAAATTGTTTGGAATGAGATTAAAGCACAGATGAATGGATGCGATGATTTAAAAGGAAAATTCAATATCGCTTATGGGAAAATTGAACATGTAAAGACAAACTCTTTTATCTCAGCATTATCAAAAGATGCTGGCAAGTCAGGTGACGGTTTAAATGTGCAATGTGGGATTATTGATGAATATCATGCTCATGCTACTTCTGAGATTTATGATGTCCTTGTATCGGGTTCGGGTGCGCGACCCAATCCATTAATGATGATTATTACAACGGCAGGATTCAACTTGAATAATCCATGTTATCGTGTGGAATATCAATATGTTTCTAAGATTCTAAATCCAAATATCGATATTGAAAATGAAGAATATTTTGTAATGGTCAATGAATTGGATAAGGATGATGAAATCACAAATCCATATGTATGGGAGAAGGCAAATCCTATTTTATGTAGCTATGAAGAAGGGTGCTCTTTTTTAAAAGGGGAGTTACAATCAGCATTAGATGTTCCAGAGAAAATGCGAAATTTCCTTACTAAAAATATGAATCGATGGGTTGATATGAAGGAAAACGGCTACATGGACATGAAAAAGTGGAAAGATTGCGATGGAACTGTTGAATTATCTGAATTAAAAGGTTTGGAATGTACAGTAGGAGTCGACTTATCAGCCAAAATTGACTTAACAAGTATTTCTTTTGAGTTCAAGAGGGATGATAAGTATATTGTTTTAAGTCATAGCTTTATGCCGGAAGATACGTTAGCTGAGAAGAGACAAACGGATAAAGTTCCTTATGATCTGTGGGTACAACAAAAATGGATCACGACAACTCCTGGTGCGGTAGTTGATTATGAATTTATCAAAACACATATTAGAAACATGGAGAAAGAGAATAAGTTCAAAATTAAAGAAATATGTGCTGATCCATGGAATGCAACACAGTTTATGCAAGACATGGAAGCTGAAGGCTATACGATGATAGAGATACGCCAAGGAATGGCGACTTTATCAGGCCCTACAAAAGATTTTAGAGAACAAGTGTATCTAAAGAAAGTCATCCACAATAACAACCCTGTATTAAATTGGGCAACTAGTAATGCTATAACGAGGCAGGATGCTAACGAAAACATTATGTTGGACAAGTCAAAAACAACAGAAAGAATTGATCCGATTGCGGCTGTAATAAACTCGCACGTTCGTTGTATGCTCAATTCTGGTGAAATGGACTTGAATTCATATATCTTAAGTCAAGATTTCTCATTCTAGGAGGAATTACATGCGGTTCTTATTGTTTTTTATCAGTATTTTAGAAGATATTTTACTTATTTCGGGGTTGTCCATTATTGTCGGGACGACTTTTTTTATTAATCCAATTTACGGATGGTATCTATTAGGACTTATTCTCACAATGTTGGGGGTGGTAATGATAAGAAGATAGAAAGGAGGTGAAATTTTTGATTTTTCGGCAGTTATTTAAGAATCAAGATACGACCGATTTGAGAAATCCGTCTCCTTGGTTTAAAAGTCTATTTGGTTATCAAGCCGCAAGTGGTGAAAAGGTTACGGTTGAATCATCTTTAGGGGTCCCGACAGTATATCGATGCATTAACATCCTTGCAAACAGTGTTGCAATGCTTCCTTTTCAAGTTTTCAAAAAGACATCAAAAGGAAGAGAAAGAGATAAGATTCACCAAGTATCGTTCGTTTTGGAAAGACGACCAAATCCATATCAAAGCCCATTTAAATTCAAACATTTAATCGAAACACACCGTAATACATGGGGAAATGCTTATATCAATATTCACTGGGGTGTGGATGGCAGACCGAAAGAATTATGGGCATTGAATCCAGCTGTCACAACTCCAATTGTTGACTTAAAGACGAATAAATTATGGTATTTTACTAGTTTACCGGACGGTACACCTGTAAAAATACCGGATTATGATATTATTCATCTCACTACATTGTCCACTGATGGGCTGAAAGGAAAACCACCTATTCAAATTGCAAGGGAATCTATAGGTAGCTCACAAGCGGCTCAAAAGTTTAAAGGTAAATTCTTTACAAATGGTGCGGCCCACAGTGGGATATTAAAAACTCAACAACCATTAAACAAAGAAGCGAAAAATGTACTACGTGATGCATGGGAAGAAGCAAATACAGGTTTAAATAATGCTCAAAGGATAGCAATTTTAGACGCGGGTTTAGAATTTGAGAAAGTCGGGATGCCTTTAAAGGATGCACAATTTATTGAAGGTATGAAATTTGATAAGGCTGAGATTGCAAACATTTTTAATATTCCATTACACATGATTAATGAGTTAGATCGTGCTACATTCTCAAACATTGAGCAACAGGCATTGGATTTTATTCAAAATACATTGAGTCCAATTCTTATCCAGTATGAAGAAGAATTTTCTTATAAAACATTTTCATTTAATGAACAAAAGCGTTACTATTTGAAATTTAATCTAACAAGTTTACTTCGCGCTGATTCTAAATCTAGAGCGGAATTTTATAAGATTATGTTAGATGCTGGTGCTTTCTCAATCAATAAAGTATTAGAGCTTGAAGATATAGATGGAATTGGAGAATATGGTGATAAACATCGTGTCGATCTAAACCATGTATCCATTGAGATTGCGGATGAATACCAATTAGCGAAAGCTAGTGGAGGTTTGTCGCTGAAAGGAGGTGAGGACAATTAAAGACATATTCACTATTAAAAATCAAACGGAATCGTCAGCAGACCTATTTATCTATGGTGACATCATAAACAATACAGGTTGGAAATGGGATGATTCTGACATTATGCCTGATGATGTGAAAAATATTTTGGGGCAATTGGATGATAAAAGTAACCTTAATATCTATGTGAATAGTGGCGGTGGCTCTGTATTTGCTGGTTTAGCCATTTATAACATGTTAAAGCGCAATAAGGCTCAAAAAACTGTTTATGTAGATGGCGTTGCAGCTTCCATTGCTTCTGTAATCGCCCTAGCTGGTGATCGAGTTGTTGTCCCTTCTAACGCATTCTTAATGATTCATAAACCTTGGACCTATGCAGCTGGAAATGCCATTGATTTCCGAAAGGCAGCAGAAGATTTGGATAACATTGAGTCTGGTATCATGAATGTATACAAGGAAAACTTAAAAGAAGGCATTGAAATTGAAGAAATTCAACAATTAGTAGATGCTGAGACCTGGTTAAGTGGTGAAGAAGCCGAGAAATACTTTAATATCGAAGTTGTAGAGGCAAAAGAAGTCGCAGCATGTATTAGTGATTACTTTGATAAATATCAAAAAACACCAAATAAAGTAGTGGCAAAAGTGCCTTCTATTCCTAAGAAGGACCTTAATGAACAATTAAAAATACAAAACGCACTAGACCTGTTAGAACTATAGGTCTATTTTTTGTGCCAAAACAAGGAGGAAATACCGAATGGATAAACATGAACAAGAATTACGTCAAAGAATTGCTGATTTAAAAGCGAAGGCTGAAGAGTTTAACAATAGCGGTAAATATGAAGATGCAAAAGCAAAAATTGAGGAAGCGAAAAACGCAAAAAATGAACTAGATAACTATCTAGCAATGAAGCAAATTCAAGTTCCTGAACCTGTAAATTCACAAACAGGAGCATTACCTCCAGCACCAGTTAAAAATGAAGACGCATCATACAAAGAAGTATTTATGAAAGCCATTCGTGGCCAAAATTTAAGTAATGAAGAAGCAAACGTTATGCAGGAATATAAAGCAGCACTATCTGAGAATACAGGTAAAGATGGCGGTTATATTGTTCCAGAAGATATTACTACAACTATTAATCAGCTAAAACAAACGGTTGATAACTTAGAACAATATGTAAATGTACAACCAGTTTCAACAAATAAGGGAGCTCGTACATTAGAAAAACGTGCGGCATCTACACCTTTCGCTCCATTATCAGAGTATGGAAATCCAAATGCAATGCAAGAAATTGCTTCGCCACAATTCGATCGTTTGCCGTATGTTATTGAGGATTATGCAGGGTTCCTACCTGTACCAAATGATTTATTAAATGATACGGATCAAGCGCTAGAAGTTTATTTACGTCAGTGGATTGCGAAGAAATCTATTGCAACTCGTAATTATTTAATTTTACAAGAAATCAACAAGTTAACAAAAGTTGATTTAAAGGATTACAAAGGTATTAAAACTGCATTAAACGTCACATTAGATCCAGCTTTCTCGGCTGTAGCAAACATTTTTACAAACCAAGATGGATTCAATTACTTAGATCAATTAGAAGATAAGGACGGTCGTCCACTTCTTCAACCAGATCCAACAAACCCAACTCGTAAGTTATTGTCAGGAAAGCCAGTCATTGTTTTATCTAATAAGACAATTGCTACAGATAAAGATGGTAAAGCGCCATTTATTGTAGGCGACCTGAAAGAAGGGGTTGTTCTATGGGATAGACAACAGTTATCTCTTGATATGACGAAAGAGGGCGGAAGTGCTTGGAGAGGTAATACAACTGAATTCCGAGCAATTGAACGTGAAGACGTTACGCTTTGGGATCAAGAGGCAGTTGTGTATGGGCAAATTATTGTTACGCCTAAAACAGGAGCTTAATAAGGTAGGGGGTGTCCTCCTTGGTGCTAACATTAGAGGAAGCAAAAAAGTATCTTCGTGTGGATGGTGATGAGGAGGATGATCTCATTACATCTTTTGTAGAAGCGGCTGAAATATATATTAAAAATGCCACAAGTAAAAATGTAGATTTAAAGAGCGAGCTTGCTAAACTAGCAACTCGTATTTTAATTGCTCATTGGCATGAAAATCGTGAAGCGGTTGGAAAAGCTGAACAATTAGCATTTAGTTTGCAATCAATATTAGTTCAGTTGCAATACTGTGTAGGTGATTCCACATGAACCCAGGTAAATTAGATAAACGTCTTATATTTCAAGTGAAGGACGAGGATGCACAGAGCCCAGACGGCGATCCAATAGATGGCTATAAAGATTCCTTTACTGTATGGGGCTCTTTTATTTTTTTAAAGGGAAGAAAATACTTTGAAGCAGCCGCAGCTAATAGTGAGGTCCAGGGTGAAACAGAAATCCGATTTCGCACAGATGTGAATGCTGATATGAAAATTAAGTATAAGAACACGATTTATGACATTGTTTCAGTTATTCCGACTGAAAAACACACATTATCGATCATGTGGAAGCGTGGTGGAATGAATGGCTGATGGTGTAGATTTATTAGGGTTTGATCGTTTGATGTCTGAATTAGAGCAAATGGGCCTACGTGGAGAAAAGATTGAAGATAAAGCCCTTGCAGCAGGTGGGGAGCAAATTAGAAAAGCTATTGCAGAAAGAAGTGAACCTAGAAGTTCCAGTCCTAAGAAACCATCGAAAAGTGAACCTTGGCGTACAGGTCAACATTTACTTGATAATATACGAGTTACGAAGGCGCGAAAGGAAGATGGCGTAAAAACCATTAAGATTGGAATAGATAAAGCAGATCGCTCTCCGTATTTCTATGGGAAATTTTTAGAATGGGGAACTTCTAAAATGCCTGCTCAACCATTTATAGAACCAGGATTTAATTCTTCAAAAGAAGCCGCGATCCGTGCTATGACAGACATTTTGAAGAACGAAATGAGGTTGAATTTATGATAAATTTACGCCCCGAAATTGTACAAGCTCTTGAAAATAATCAGGAGCTTGTTTCTTTATTGGGTGGAAAACGCATTTATTATCGTAAAGCCAAAAACGCTGAAGAGTTTCCAAGGATTACATTTTTTGAATTAAACAATAGTCCAGATGGCTTTGCAGATAACGAGGAAAGCGAAAGTGAAATCACATTTCAAATCGATATTTGGTCAAAGGGTAGTACAACAGCAATTCATCAAAAAGTGAATAAAGTCATGAAAAGTATTGGTTTCTCGCGTTATGCGGTTGCTGATTTATATGAAGATGATACACAAATTTTTCATTACGCGATGCGATTCGCGAAAGGAGTGGAGTTATAAATGGCTGGAGAAATTATTAAAATTAGTTCGACTGTCGGTGTAGATAGCCTTGTTTACGCTAAATTATTGAAAGATGATGCAGCAGGTGTTAACTACGATACAGTAAAGGAAATGGAAGGCGCTGTAAAGATTAAAACATCTAAAAAAGTAGCTTCTGAGATTATGTGGAGTGATAACAAAAAGTCCGAAATTGCTGAGTCTGACGGAGAAGTAGAAGTAGAAATCGAACTTCGTAGTATTTCGCTATCAACTAAAGCAGACATTGAAGGATATCCAGAAGTTAAAGACGGTGTATTAGACGAAAGACGCGAAGGTGAAAAGCCGTATTTGGCAATCGGATGGCGCTTCTTAAAAGCGAATGGGAAATATCGATATGTTTGGTTACTAAAAGGGAAGCTTTCACAAGAAGAGGAAGAAGGCGAAACGAAAAAAGATAAACCAAACTTCCAGACTACAAAACTTAAAGGCTCTTTCATTGAACGTGATTTTGATGATAGACCGAAATTTACTGCCGATGCTGATGAACCTACATTCACAAAAGCTGTCGGAGATAATTGGTTTAAAAAGGTGTACGAAAAAACAGTAACTCAACCACCATCTGGTCAGTAAGAGGGAGCGTTTGCTCTCTCTTTTTTATTAACTAAGGAGGAATAAACTATGAAATTAACTTTACGAATTGATGGAGAAAATCAAATTTTTAATATGCCAGGATTTATCCCGGCACGTCTTATACGCCAAGCTCCTGAGCTTGCTGAAATTCCAAACAATCCTGGTCCAGAGGATATGGATAAAATGGTCAAATTCGTAGTGAAAGTGTACGATGGTCAATTTACATTAGATCAATATTGGGATGGTGTGGATGCTCGTAAATTCTTATCGACAACTTCAGATGTAATCAACGCAATTATTAATGAAACTGTGGAAGCAGCTGGTGGTAATCCTGGAGCTGGAGAAGAAGAAAACCCAAACGCGTAGAGGGAGGAGGGTTGACGTTCAATGAGTTTATGGACGAGCTCTACCTCTCTTTATTACGTCAAGGTTATAAACATCATCATATCGATAATGAAATGGATATTTGGCATTATTTAAGGCTGAATCGAAAGCAACGTGAACAAGATCATTCAAATGTCGAAGATAAGAATTCGAATGAAATTGAAGTTCCGGCAGAAAACATTATCTAACAAGGGGGTGAGACATTGGCAAATGAAATGAACAATCTGGTAGTTAGACTTTCCCTTGATAATGTGAATTTTCGTCAAGGTATAGCAAATTCAGGACGTGCAGTAAGGACATTGCAGAACGAATTGAAATCCGTAAGTACAGGGATGGGCGGTTTTGCTAGTGCTAGTCAACAAACACAAGCGAAAATGGATACTCTAAGTAGGCTCATTGACGCGCAAAAAGAGAAAGTTAAAGCGTTACGGCAAGCATATGATCAAAATAAGGCTAAATTAGGTGAGAACGATGCAGCAACTCAACGATATGCTTCACAGGTCAATAAGGCAGTTGCTGATTTAAATAGATTTGAAAATGAATTGAAGCAAGTAAATAAGCAGGCTGAACAAAAAGGGATGGATAAGTTAAATAACTCTTTAAAATCCCTACAGGCCGAATTTCAGTCTATTACAACAGGCATGGGTGGTTTTTCTAATGTAACTGAACAAACACGAGCTAAAGTTGATGTTTTATCTCGTACGGTAGATAAGCAAAAGGAAAAAATTAGGGAACTTCAACAAGCCTATAATCATGCTAAAACAGAAGAAGGTGAAGCAAGCCAATCGGCACAACGATATGCTGAACAAATACATCGGGCTACAAGTGAATTAAATCGATTTGAAACACAATTACAACAGGCAAACCGTGAATTGGATCAGCAGGGAAATCGTCTTCTAAATTTCGGGAATCGTATGGAAGAGCTAGGTAATCATTTGCAAAATGCCGGAATGCAGATTGGCATGGTCTTTGGTGGTATGACTTATGCAATTGGTCGTGGTCTAAAATCAGCAGTGGTAGAATCCATGAACTTCGAACAGCAGATGGCTAACATAAAAGCGGTATCTGGTGCGACAGGACAAGAAATGGGCAAACTCTCCGAATTAGCTGTTAAATATGGAGAAGATACAAAGTACTCTTCTGTAGAAGCTGGAAAAGGGATTGAAGAATTAATAAAAGCAGGTGTTGGTTTAACAGACATCATCAATGGTGGATTAGAAGGGGCTCTAAACTTAGCGGCCGCTGGTGAACTTGAACTAGGAGAAGCAGCCGAAATTGCTTCAACCGCTTTGAATGCATTTAAAAGAGATGGTTTAAGTGTTACAGATGCCGCTAACTTACTTGCAGGAGCCGCTAACGCTTCAGCTACTGATGTACATGAACTGAAATATGGATTATCAGCATCCGCCGCAGTTGCAGCGGGGGCAGGTATGACATTTAAAGATACAGCAACAGCTTTAGCGGTATTTGCTCAAAATGGGTTAACATATAGCCCCGTTGTGGAGAAATTTGCAGCGTAAAGGACGTGAATTGCTGGGAAGCTAAGGTTATATAACGATGCTAATCAGCAGCCGAGTCATTTAGGAATAAATGAAGGGTTCAGAGACTAGGGTATGGAGTCCAGAACGGACAGTAAAACCCCACGAGCGCGTCCCATCCTAACGAGAAAGACGAGGATGATGATATAGTCCGATACTCCAGTGAAAATTGGAGAATATGAGATAAAGAGCTCATATATAACGAATGTAAAAGGTTCTGATGCAGGTACTTCACTAAAAACGATGCTTATGCGCTTAAACCCAACAACAAAAGAAGCGTATAACAAGATGGCGGATTTAGGTCTAATAACATATAACGCCCAGGCTGGATTTGATTTCTTGGTTAAAAATGGTATTACACCAGCTTCTAGAAGCGTAGGAGATATCGAAACAGCTTTAGAAAAATATGTAATGAAGACAGAAGGAGCTAAGAAATGGAATGAAAAATGTGAGACAACATTCCGTGAGTTAGCAACAAGTTCTGCTTTCTTGTCATCAAAATTCTACGATCAACAAGGACATATACAAAGTTTAGAAAATATATCTGGAATTTTAAAAGAATCCATGAAAGATTTAACAGATCAACAACGAAGTATGGCTTTAGAAACGTTATTTGGTTCTGATGCAGTTCGTGGTGCAACTATTCTGTTTAATGAAGGCTCACAAGGTGTAAATAAAATGTATACCGAAATGTCCAAAGTAACTGCTTTAGAGACAGCCAATACAAAAATGAACACTTTGAAAGGTCGTATTGAGCAGTTAAGTGGAGCGTTCGACACAATGAAAAAGACAATTGGTGATGCGCTTGCCCCTGTGGTTAGTGCTTTTGTTGCTGGATTACAGAAACTTGTGGATGGATTTAACGCATTACCTGGACCAGTACAAAAAGCTATAGCAATTACAGGTGGTATTGTTCTTGCTTTAACGGCTATTGCAACAGTTATTGGAGTAGTTCTAGCAGCAGTTGGAATGGTAGTTTCAGGAATTGGTTCTTTGGCAGTAGCAATGGGGGTAGCTACTGCAGCTACTAGTGTAACTGGCGCAGCTTTAGGAATATTAACTGCAGTTTTAGGACCAGTAGCAATTGCTTTAGGTGTGGTAGCAGCCGCAGTTGGTGTTGGTGTTCTAGCATATAAGGGATATCAAAAAGCAACTGAGGACAGTATTGCTTCTGTAGATCGATTTACTACAAATACAGAAGGTAAAGTAAGTTCCTCCACAAAGAAAGTTCTTGGTGAGTATTTCAAGTTATCTGATGGTATTAGACAAAAGTTAACAGAAATTAGATTGAATCATGAAGTAATAACAGAAGAACAGTCCCAAAAGTTAATTGGTCAGTATGATAAATTAGCTAATACAATTATCGAAAAAACAAGCGCAAGACAACAAAAAGAAATGGAAGGTCTTAAAAAGTTTTTCGCTGATTCATATATTTTAACAGCAGAAGAAGAGAATAAACGTATTGAACAACTGAATCAACATTACGAACAAGAAAAACTAAAGACTCAAGAAAAAGAAAATAAAATCAAAGAAATACTACAAACGGCCGCTAGAGAAAACAGAGAATTAACAACAACTGAGCGCATTTCTTTACAAGCATTACAAGATGAAATGGACAGAGTTGCCGTTGAACATATGTCTAAAAATCAAATGGAACAAAAAGTAATCCTTGAGAATATGCGTGTACAGGCTAGTGAAATTTCAGCCAGACAAGCAGCGGAAGTTGTTCAGCATAGTGCAGAAGCTAGAGATAAAGTAATTGCGGATGCTAAAAAAACTCGTGACGATAAAATAGCGGAAGCCATTCGTCAACGCGATGAAAATAAAACTATTACAGCTGAAGAAGCTAATGCAATTATTGCTGAAGCAAAACGACAGTATGACAGCACCGTTTCAACAGCAAGAGATAAGCATACTGAAATTGTGAGTGAAGCAAAAGCACAAGCTGGTGAACATGTAAATCAAGTGGATTGGGAAACTGGCGAAATAAAATCTAAATACCAAGTTATGAAAGATGATGTTGTTCAAAAAATGCAAGAATTATGGTCAGATGTAACAACATGGTGGGAAGAAACTAAAAATTCAGCAAGTAACAAGGTGGAAGAAATAAAAAATACAGTTTCACGAAAATTCAGTGAAAAAGTACAAGCGGTAAAAGATAAAATGTCTGAAGTAAAAAGTGGAATTGAGGAAAAGTGGAGCGAAGTTGAAAGCTTTTTCAGTTCAATAGATTTATCTTCAATCGGTTCATCGATTATAGAAGGACTTGAAAAAGGATTAGATTATGCATCAGATGGTCTGTATAGTAAAGCGAAAGGAATTGCAGGAGAAATTAAAAGGACAATTTCAGGGGCTTTAGAAATAAACAGTCCATCGAAAGTAATGATCCCTGTTGGTAGCGCGGTTCCAGAAGGTGTTGGCGTGGGAATGGATAAAGGGAAACGTTTTGTTGTGGATGCAGCAAGAAATGTGGTTGGAACGGTTAAGAAACAGATGAACAATATGCCATCTGTATTTGATTTTGGATTCCAAACTTCACATTACAATATTCCTAGTGATTCTTTAAATGATTTTTCAAGTTATAACCAACCTAACGCGGGGCAGAATACAGTTTCAACTAATAGAAACATGTATTCAAATGGATCGCTTAATGAAAAGGAAATTAATCTTACTGTAAATATGACCAATATTCTTGACGGTAAAGAGTTAGCAAATGGTACGTATGAATATACCACAGATCTTCAAGAACGTAAGCGAAAACGATTAGAGCAATTTTAAGGACGGTGATATTTTTGAGCAAATTAAGCTTTACATTTAATAATATTCGAAAAGATTATATTCAAATGCTAGTAGGAAGAAAACGTCCTTCGTGGGCTCCAATTAAAAGAAATCTTGTCAGAGTTCCTCATCGTCCAGGAGCTTTTTTTATTAATACAGAAACGGAGGAACGCCGTATTGACGTTCCTCTTGTCATTAAAGCAAAGAAAGATATGGCAGATTTACAAAAGATAAAAGAGGATTTAGCGAATTGGTTAATTACAGAACAACCGGCAGAACTCATTTTTGATGATGAGCTAGATAGAACTTATTTAGCTTTTATTGATGGTTCAATTGATTTGGATGAAATGGTAAACAGAGGTAAAGGAGTTATCACTTTTATTTGCCCAATGCCATATAAATTAGGACCAATTCGAAATGCAAAAGCAAAACTAGAACCAAATAATAGTATTAAAATGGATGTGTTGAATGAGGGAAGTGTATTTTCAGAACCGAAATTCAAGATTCAGGTAGAGAATCCGTCCACATTCATCGATATTATAAATAAAAATGGAGATCAACATTTTCGTATAGGATACCCAGTTAAGATAGATGAAACACCAATAAGTCGGTATGAAATGGTTATGCACGATAAAGCGAATTCCCTTGTGGGTTGGACTGAAGTAGGAAAAGATTTCGTTTCAGACTACGGAGTTGTTGCGGGAAAAATGATAGCGGATGGTGCACGTTTTATGCCATCTGATTATGGACAAGGTCAATTTTGGCATGGGCCGGCAATCAAAAAAAGTATTACAGGTGGCCCACTACAAGATTTCACGCTTGATGCAATAGTTGAATGCCGAAACTCTGACCCTGGAACAATGGGCCGTGTGGAATTGTATTTACTCGATGAAAACAGCGTTGTAGTCGGAAAAGTAGGTATGTTTGATGCATATAGAAATTCTAGTGAGAATTTTGGTGAAGTTATAGCAGGAAACGGTGACTACAATCATCGTATTATAGCGGAAACGGGTTATTATCGTACAACTTGGAATGACTTTTATGGTCGTCTACACATTGCGCGAGTGGGGAACTATTGGCAAGGTGATATTGCTTTAATCGATGAAAAAGGAAATTACCATACAGAAAAATTTGCCCAATGGTACGATACCGGCAATAGCTTTATGAAAAAGGTTGCTCAGATTGTTGTGCATATATGTGCATTTAATGACGCACCATCATTGATTGCAGCCGTGCACGATATTAAAGTGCAAAAAGTAAATAGCAATACAGAACGTCAAATTCCTTATATCGTTCAAAAAGGAGATCTTGTAGAAATCGATTCATCGGATGCAAGTATTCGTATAAATGGAGCAGATGCGATAAATATAAAGGATTTTATGAGTGACTATATACGTGTCGAAAAAGGAAAGAATGAAATCGAAATATTCCCAAACAACATTGGACAGGTAGATGTCACATATAGGGAGCGTTATAGATGAGTAAAGCAAATAATCTATTACACATTGTGGACTATAAAACAGATCAGATTATTGGTGTTATAAAAGAACAAGATTACTGGAATGATTTACGCCAGTGGGAATTAAAAAACAATGTGGATCAATTTCAATTTACGATTACTGATGGTACGAAAGGTGCCGCCAAGCTCATACACCAAAATCTTATAGTAAAACAAACTAGAGATGGCACTTTTGTTTCGTACATTATTACAGAAGCGGAGCAAGATACAACAGATCGATCTAAAAAAATTCACGCACTTGGAGAACATACAAAGTTAAAAAAAGCAGCAGTATTTAAACCACAAACGTTGCAAGCTACTACAGTTAACGAATCTACAGACTTTGCTTTACAAGGTACAGAGTGGAAACGTGGAAATACAGAGTTCAGTGGTGTACGGACTATTCATATTAAGGATTTCACTAATCCGCTAGATTTCTTAAAACAAATCGCGTCTACGTTTGAACTAGAAATTCGTTTTAGAACAGAAATATTGGGATCTTTTATTGTCGGTCGTTATGTAGATTTAGTAAAGAAAGTTGGCCGTGACAATGGGAAAGAATTCGTACTAGGAAAAGATGTACAAGGCATCCGTCGTATTGAGAATAGCCAAGATGTAGTAACTGCTCTTGTAGGTGTTGGGCCATCTAAAGAAAACCCTGCTACTGGGAAAGAAGAGTTTTTAACATTTGAAGATATCAACGGTGGGAAGTTGTACGTAAGTAACACTGATGCGTTACAACGTTGGTCGAAAGATGGCAAGCATTTATTTGATATTTATTCACCGCAAACAGAAGATCAAGATATGACGAAGCAACGACTCAAACAGTTAACCGAAGCAGAATTAAAGAAACGAATTAATAGTGCTACTTTATACGAAGTAAATGCAGTTGCACTTGAAAGAGTGTTCGGTTTATCTCATGAAGCGGTTCATAAAGGCGATACGGTACGAATAAAAGATACCGGGTTTAGTCCACCACTTTTCTTAGAAGCTAGATTAATAGCAGCAGATGAATGTGACACTGAT